CAATCCCATTGGCACCTGGCTGAACGCTGGCGATCTGGCGGTTGCCCCACCACAGTCCCCAATGCTCACCGTACCGCACCCAGCCTTGAGGCCGAGGGGCGGTCATGAATCCGGTCTGGTCGCAGGGCGGGAGCATGCCGGGAAGGATACGCCCGGGCGTCTCATCGACTGCGACCGTGCGTCTGCGGGGCGCTGCTCAGGCGCTCCCGCGTAACGCAGCCAATGGCCCGCAGGTCCGACACGGATAGGTTGCGCCAGCGCCCGGGACCAAAACTACCGGGATTCCGGCAGGTCAGTGCGCCGCCCTGACCATTAGGCCGTGAAGAGGGCCTCGCGTAGGTCATCTCGCACCGTGACCGTGATCTGCCCCGACAGGTAGAGCGCGGCGACATACCCCAGCCCGCGCTGGCGTAGATTCTCCGCCACTTCGGTGCTGCTGGTTTCTCTGGCCGCGCGGCGCGCTTGGAGCAGCTCGGCCCACCAGCCCTGTAGCTCATCGGGAAGCAGGTGCTTCTGGTCTTCCAATCGCCGGAGGCCGGGCCTTGATGGCATGAGGCAGACTCGGAAAGGGTCGGGCTTCCATCCTACCCCCACCTCACGTCGTGGGCGCTTGGTGCCGGTTGTGGCCTGTCAGACCGATCTACAGGTCCATCAGCAACTCGCGCATCACTGGGGGTCGTCGGCATCTTCCACGGCGGTGAACTTGTAGACCTTGCCCACCACCAGGCCCGCGGCATCGACCGGCGGCACCGTCATGCTGATCTGCGGCACCCCGGTGGTGACCGGCACAAAGCTGAGCGTAACCACGCCGGGCTGGTCTGCGGTCTTCATTTCCATGTTGAGTTTGGCGCGAAATTCCATGTGTCATCTCCAGGTATGCGGCGGCAAGATCGCTGGCCGCCGCGTCAGCGGTTACTGCTCGATCGACACCAGCGAAAGGCTCTGGGTGATCGTCTGTTGGTCGAACGAACCAGACTGGTGGGTGACGGTCTGCTCGGTGAAGCCCACCACCTCGGCCCGATACGACCGCTGGGTGGAGCCATCGGCGGGGTCGTTGATCGAGATCGACCCGGCCCAGGTCGAGGTGGCCCGGTCGGGGCCGTCGAACTCGTTGAGAATTTCGACGCTGCCGCCCACCACGAACTGCTGCCACAGCACTTCGCCCTGACCATTGAGGGTCCGATAGACGTTGATGGTTGCCCCATTGGCGCCGGCGCCAGCGACAAAGCCCTGCGAGCCCAACGCACTCTTGATCCGGCTGTGCCGGCGCGAGAATCCGATGGTCACAGCCTTGTTGCGTCCGTTGGTACTGAACATTCCAGTTGTGACCGACGCGCCCACCGTTGTCGTGGTGGTGGTCTGTACCGCATTGCGCAGGACACCGGCAGCCAGCGACCCGCCCCAGTAGGCGTTACCACCGTCGTCCATCCACATCGTGGCATTGGCCTTGCTGGCCGCCGCCGCGCCGACGTTGGGCCCGAAGTAGTCCACCAGGCCTTCGCCGGGCACGCCGAAGCCGTTGCCGATGATCCGCTGGGAATTGCCGCGGTAGACACGGATATAGCCGTTCTGCCACTCCATCCCATCCGCGCCGCCCGGGGCCAGCACGCGGAGCACATCCGCCCGGATCTTGAACTCGCTCTTGGCGCCGTTGTTGCGCACCTCCAACCCGGCGATCACACCATTCACGTCCGTGTACAGCGCGGCGCTCGCGTAGCTCTCGTTGCCGCCCGCCGACCAGGGGGACGGCCCGGTCTTCTCGGGTGCCACCTGCTCCAACATCGGCCGCAGCCAACGTACAAACCGATCCTGTCCGGCGACGTGCTGGGTGGCGAAGTGAATTCGCATGGTCGCCGTGCCAGCAGGCGCATGGAACTTCGACCACAGCCGCGTGTATGACTCGATGGTGGCACCGCCGCCCAGAAGGTTGGTCAACGGGCAGGTGCCACGTGCGATCTCGTTCCCGGCGCTATTGAGGCAACTGACGTTGAAGTAGCCCGCGTAACCGGATGCGTACACCGAGAAGATGTACGTTTTGTCACCTTCCACCGGCAGATCCGCGCCCGGCCAGACGTAGGAGATCCCGCTGCGGTCGGCAAGGCCAGCCACGATCAGCGCGCGCATGCCAACCGGGATGCCTTGATCACTCGCACCACTGGCAAAGCCAGGTCCCTGCTGGGCGTACTTCCTCAACCCCTGCACGTCTTCAGGCGACCAAAAGCCCTCCCAGCCCGGGGTGGTGCCCACGCCAATAGGCCCGTCGAACATCGAGTTGACCACCAGGTTGCCGCCCGCTGCCGCGTTTGCCGACACCTTGGCGTCCAACTGCAGCAGCGCCTGGGCGCTGGCCTTACCGTCCACCTGCGCCTGGACGCTGTCGATCCGCGTCCCCTGGGCGGTGATCAGCCCGCCCTGCTGGGTGACGGTGGCGGTCAGAGAGGACAACCCGCTGGCATTTGCCTCCGATGATTGCTGGTCCGTTACGTCGTACAGCTCCACCCGGTCGATGCGAATGGCCGCCACGTTGGGCCAGCAATATGCCTGCAGCCTGACAGCACCCACCGTAGCGTCGACCGCATCGAAATCCACCGTGTAGCTGGCGAAACTGGACGTGAGCGTCAGCGTCTTGTCGTTGTTGCTGGTGGACCCTGTTTCGCGGTTCCTTCGCTCCAGGCGCAGCATCAGGTTCATCGCGCCCGAAACACCGCGCGCGCGCACCACCGCTCGATACCGCCGGATGCCTCGGCTGGGGAACCACTGCGCGCCATTGGCCGCCAGCGATGGGTTGGTGGCCGTCCCGGTCTTGTCGAGCAGGAACCCCGCTTTTCCGTCACCGTTGGTCCCGCTCCATACCGGCAAAGGCGAGCCGCCCACCTGCCACCATGCGGTCCCGTCGGCAAAGTCGCTGTTGGCCAGCATGTTGTCGCCGACCGTCCGAAGGCCATTCAAGGTGGCGCTGACGCTCGTCACCGACTGCCCCATAGAGGTCAGGGAGCCTTCTGCAGCGGTCACGCGGGTGGTCAGCGCATTGGTGGCCGAAGCGTTCGCTGCACCAGCAGCGGCCAGCTCGCTACCGCTGGGCATCCAGGCCGTGGGAACCTCACCCTCCTGGAACTGCATGTTGTCGATGGTGAGATCCAGGTCGCCGACGGTGCCCGAGTTGTGCGCCCGCCAGAAGACACGCGCCGCCACCGAGCCGGCTGGCGCCGCGTAGGGACTGACCAGCACGTAGCGCTGAAAGTCCGCCGTGACGGCAAACTGAACTTGAATCGTGCCGTTGCCCGCATTCGACGCCGTAAGGAACTGGATGTACCCGTCCATTCGCTGCCCCACCGGGCCGCGCGCATACACCGTGCTGACGTACTTTTTCCCCGGGATGACCTTCGGCCGATCCGCCGCCTGCAGCTCCACGCCCAGATAGGCGCCACCATCGGCACCCGCGCGGAACATGCGCAGCGCCTTGGTCGAACCAGGCAACGGCGAATCCACGTAGCTGACGGTGAACGTTCCGCTGGAGCTGGTAACGTACCGCAGGGGCACCGCGCCGTCCGACGTGCGCTCTTCCAGCGAGCTGTTCATCAGCAGGTTGTCGCCGCCGATGTTCTGCAGCTGCGCGCTCACCGTCGTCAGGGCCTGACCCTGCGCCACCACCGTGCCCTCCAGGCTGGTGACCTTGCCATCCAACAGGCTCGTCGCCGCGGCGGTCGCGTCGATGCCGGCATGGATCGCACGATTGCCGTCCATGCCCACCGGCACCCCGTTGGACACCGGCAGGTTGTATTCGCACCACATGTCCGTGCGCGTGGCACCCTGCTGGGCCGGTGAGAGGACTTCTGTGCCTGCGCCGGCGCCGAGCTTGCGCCGACCGACCAGCACGTACATACGCACGCCGTTGACCAGGCCAACCGCGCGAGCGCTGCCGCCCGCATCGATGAGTGCAGCGCGCAGCGCCACCGCGCCGGTGGCCAGGCCCTGAATGTTGCCCACGTTGTCGCTGGTGGCGACGACGAAGAACTGGCCCTCCGGGACCGCAGCGACCGAATCGGCGAACGCCTGGCCCTGAGCGTTGGCGTCGGCGTAGGTGTCAAAGCCTTGGCCAGTGCCCAGCGTGCCGTCGGCGTTGATGACCGTCAGGCGAAATCCACGGCTGGTGCCGCCCGCTTGGATCACGCCTGCGGCATTGCGGATCCCCGACGAACGCGGGGCCCCGCTGGGCTGCGCGCTGATTCCAGCGCTGGCCGTGATGTTGTAGACCTTCAGGTTCCCGATCCCGGCAGCCAAGCCGTCGGCCTTCGCGGTCACGCTCGTGATCGCCGTCCCTTGGCTGGTCACCCGCCCATCAATGCTGGTCACCTTCGTGTCCAACGCAGTCAGCGCGGCCGCGCTCGCCTTACCGTCAAGCTGAGCCTTCACCGCCGTGATATCGCTGGCGTTGGCCTCGTCGCCGCTAACGCGCGCCTGGGCCTCGCTGGTGACGCTGGCCTCGGTGGCCACCTTGCCGCTTCCGGCCGGCATGCGGGCTTCCATGGTGCTGATGCGCGCCACCTGGGCGCTGTCGGCGGTCACGCGCGCAGTGCGCTCGTCGGCAACGAACCCCTGCGTCACCCCGGCCAGGTCGTTGCCCGTGTAGTTGCCGCGCATCTGCACGGCCAGGGTGTTGCGCTGGGTCGCCTCGGCCGCCAGTGCGGTGATGCGGGCCTGGCTTTCTTCCTGGACCAACGCCACGCTGGCGCCGGGCGTCGGACGGCCGATGGCCACCCAGTCGATCAGGTAGTAGCTCGACACGGTCTGGGCCGCACCGGGCTGCAGTCGGATCGCCGCCAGGGTGGCCGGCCACCACGCTACGTCGGCGGCATCCATGATCGCCACGCCGTCGCTGTCCCACGCCGGTTCGTCCATCACTAGGCGCTTGGCGGTGTTCCATGCGGCGTCGGTGGTGGTGGTCCACTGCAGCACGCCGGCCCACGTCGGGGTGCCCACCTTGCGGATGCGCAGCTTCACGTAGCGGTACACCGCACCATCGACCGCCAGCGCCGCGGGCGACTGCACGTAGGGATTGGCCGCGGCATTGGCCGGCCGCAACCACCCGTCCACCAGCGTCGGCACGCCGTTGCCGCTCCAGCCCTCCACGGTCTGGTCGAAGTACCAGATGCGCTTGCTGTCGAACTGGGTGCCGCTGCCGGCGGCCACCTCGGACAGCGCGCGCGACAGCGACTCCACTTCGCTCTGGCGCGTATGCTGCTCGGCTGTGATCGCCGCCTCGCGGGCCAGCTTCTCGTTCAACAGCCCGTCAACGCGGGCCGCAGACTCGGCGTTGATGGCCTCCATGGCCTGGCTGATGGCCGACACACGGGCCTGCGTCTCGGTCACCAGGTCGGCGGTGACCTTGGCGATGCCCTGGGCACGCGCTGCCGCCTCGTTGGCATCGGCCGCGATGCGGTCGGCAATCTCCTTCTCGAGCTTCAGCCGCTGCTCGATCAGCTGCTCGGTGGTGGGCACGGGAGTGGCTTCCACCACCGCCCCCTGCCCCGGCTTGCCACGCACCGAAGCCGTGATCCTGAAGAACCACGTCTGACCGCTGCCATCGCTGTAGAGGTAGCGGGTTTCCGTGGTGCGATAGATCTCCGTCCACGGCCCCTGCTGGGTCGGCCCACGCTCGATGATGTAGACCACCCCGGCCTGGTCGACGGCGGCCCATTCGATCAGGACGCCATCTGCCACCGGCTCCGGCGTCACGCCCTCGACAGGCGGCGTGTCCGGGGAGACGTAGATCGTCGGGAACCAGGATGCGCGCCGCGGCGCCGGCGGCGTCACCGACGGAAGCGCGCCCGCCCCGATATCGATCAGGGTGTTTTTCCTTACCTGCATGTCAATTACCTTGCGTTGAGCGCTGTGCGCATTGCCGAACTGCTGCTGGTACGTACGCCCGTAGTGGTGACCGACAGCAGGTCCCGGATCAGCTGGTTCTGCTCCGCCAGCAGGGCATTGCTCTGCTGCAGCGCTGCGTTGGTTTCGGCCCGGCCCTTCCCCTCGACCACCAGGTCGAACACCGCCCGGCTGAAGTTGTCCGGCAGCGCCTCGATGGCGTCGGCCAGCTGGCCCATGCTGGTGCCGTCCTCGGTGTCGAGGCTGCCCACCTTCATGCTGTCGATGAGGCCGGTGACCTGGCCATACAGGCCGTTGTAGTCCTGCCCGCTGGCGTAGAGGTTCCGACCAAAGCCCAAGGCCGCCTGTGCGGCCGCCTGCGCGGCGCTGGTGTCGCCACCGGCCACCGCACGCTCCAGCTCCTGCATCGTCTTCTGGAGCTTCTCCTGGTCGGTCAGCGGCGACAGGTCGCTGGTGTCCAACCCGTACCGCATCGCCTTCTTGTCGGCGTCGATCTGGGCCTGGAGCTTGCCCATGTTCGTCGCGCGCAACGCCTCGATCTTGGCCAAGTCCTCGGCGCGGGCACCGGATAGGCCGAGTGCCTTGGCGTAGTCGTTGGCCGCCTTCACCTGCTGGCGGTAGGTGCGTTCAATCGTGAGCGCCTGCGACTGGTACTGGGTCAGGTCGCCGGTGAGCAGCTGGGTGCTGATGTCAGCCATCAGGCTGGCGTAGTTGCCCAGCAGGCTGCTCACCTTCTCGATCTGGGTGGCCAGGTCCGTGCCGGCCACGCTGGCCAGGTCCTGGAAGTAGTCCACCGCCTTGTTGACCTTCTCGATCTCCATCGAATTCAGCGCGCGGCCGAGCTGGTCGGCGTTGCCCACCGCCAGCGCGATCGATGCGCTGAGCGCGGAGAAGACGTCGGACACCTCAAAGTACCCATCCAGCTGGCCACCGAACCCGGCCGCCTTCACCGCCTCGGTGAACAGCCGGTCGGTCATGTCGCCCAGATAGGCTTCCAGCTGCGACTTCGCCTCGGCCGAATCGGCCGACAGCTGCAGCTTGCCCAGCGACACCTTCACCCCGGCCAGCTGCCCCGACAGGTCGACGCCGAGTTGCTTGGCCAGGTCCGTGGTGGCGCCGCGCACCTGGCGTGCGGCCATGTCGAACGTGCGATCAATGCCCGGGTCAAGCGAACCGTACTGCGTCCACTTCTTGTCGCTGCGGAACATGCCCCCCTTGGCCTTGATATCCGCGTAGGACTGGCCGTCGAACCCACCGAAGCCGTAGCTGCCGGTGAGACCCTGGCCGGTCACCTTGGGCGCGCTGCGGCCAAACAGCTTGGCGTGGATGCTGGACCCCGACAGGATCGATGCAGTCTTGTCGTTGAAGCCCAAGCCACGGAACCCCTTGTCCGCGAGGCCCACCGCACCGGCGGTGGCGATCTTGCCGGCCCAGCTTTCGCCGTTGGCAATATCCCAGCCTTGGTCGAACAGCTCGGCGTTCTTCATCATGCCGGCGACGATCCAGCCAATGATCGGCACAGCCGCCGCAGCGGTCGAACCGGCCGCACCCGCGCCAGCTCCAGCGCTGGCACCACCGCCTGCGAAGCCGGCCACGTTGCTGCCGAATCCAGCCATCGAGCCGGCCGACGAGCCGATCCCAAAATATGCATTGGTGGCACCGGCGGCGCCCGCTCCTCCGCTGAACAGCCCCTGCCCCTTTGACAGAATCCCGGCGAGATTGCCAACGTTCTGCCCACCACCGGCCGAGCCGTTGCCGCCGAACAGCCCCATCAGGCTATCCATGCTGAAGCCGCCGCCTTGGCTGCCCCAGTTGCTGATGCCGTCCATGATCCGGGTTTGGATCGGAATCACCAGCTTCTGCTGCAGCAGCTCCCGGGCAAGGTCGCGCAACCCCTGCTTTGCCGTGTCCTTCAGGTCATCCCACAGTCCGTTGAAGTCACGCAGGCCACTGGCAACGAAGTCGGACATGGCGTCAGCGGCGCCATCCACGCCATGCAGCACGACGTTGGCCCAGGCCTCGACGTTGGCGGCCGCTTCTTCCACCTGAAGGGACAGGGCCGCCGCAGCATCGGCGGCGTCCAGCATCGACCGCTCGTACTGCTCGTAGCTGCCCGCACCCTTGGCCAGCGCCAGCGCTTCCTTGCTGCCGGCGGCCTCGACTGCCTTCTGCAGCTCCTGGCGCATGTCGCGCTCGTTCATCAGCTGCCGGCGGTACAGCTCGCGTGCGCGGCCGACCTTGCCAAGCATCCCCAGTTCGCTGTCCAGGGTCGCCAACAGCTGCTCGGGCGAGGACAGCGCTTTCTCGACCTCTTCTGCAACCTTTGAGTACTGGAGCGCACTCTCCGCCATCAGGACGTTAGCGTCGGCCTGGGCGATGTTGCCGCTAGCCAGCAGTCCGTTGTACTCGGCCATGGTGCCGAGGTGCTTGGCCATCGCTTCGGCCAACGGCCCATTCATGGCGCCAGCAGCTTCTTCGGCCTGGCGCCGGTATCTCGCCACTTCCTCGGCCTGACGTTTCGCATCGCCGGCCGCCTTCTCATTAGCCGCCTTGTTGATGTTTCCGGTTGGCTTGTACGGAACATTGCCGGCCAGCTCATCCATCCACCATTGCGGGGCAGCGTCCTGGATCGGACGATCCCCCTTTATTCGCGCCGTAATCTCCCGCTGCAGGGCGACCTGTTCTGCTCGAAGGCGCGCCAGCTCGCTGGCCTTCGTTTTCTTCTGGGAGTCTAAGAAGGGCTCCCATTCCTCCATCATGCGCCGCCGCTGCGCGACGTGTCCGAGCTGTTCATTGAGGGCGTCGTAACTGGCGTCGCTCGTGCTGCCACCCTGGTTCAGACTTCGCAGCTCTCGCACCCGGTTGACGTAATTGCCGAGTTGCGTCAGGCCGGTGATCAGCTCCGCCGTGAGGCCCGCCGCCCACCCAGTGAAGGTCGCGAATGAGGCGCGGGTGTCATCGGATCCAAGCAGCTCCGTCAGCCCTGAAATCGCGGGCATAGCCTGCTCGGCCACGGTCACCTTGATGCCCTGCACTGCGAGATCGGCCTGCACCGTCATTTCGCGCATCTTCTTGGCGGATTCTGTGAAGTCCTCGCCCATTACGGCACCGGCGGCCTCCGCCGCCGCACCCCACTGCTTGAACCCGGCGCTGTTGTTGCGCAGCAGGGGCATCAGCAACGCTGAGTCGCTGGCGATTGCTTCCATGTAGAACGTCATTTCAGACTGGGAGAGGTTCGCTCTCTCCAGGCTGTTGAAGTACAGGCCAAGCGCATCCGGCCCAGACAGCTTTCGGAACTGCTCAACGGAAACCCCGGTCCGCTTGGCGATGTTGTCGAAGAAGTCCGCCAGCGCTCCGCCGCCCGTCTGTACGTAGTCGCCGATCTTGTCTTGCGTATCCTTCAGAATATCGGCGAGTTTCTCGTGCGACACCCCGACGGTGTTGGCGCCGGCGGCCATGCGCTGAAACGTCGAAGTGGAAGTGCCCGACAACGTCGCAAGGCGCTCATATTCGACACTGAGCCGCGTTACGTCTCGCGTCCAGGCCACCATCGCAACTGACCCGGTGGTAATGCCGGCGGTGATCGCAAGGCCAATCGTAGTGCCCGCGCGCTTAGCGGCCGCCTGGAATGTGCTCATGTGCTTTTCGAAGCTTCGCGCACTCTTGCCGGCGTCTCGCTCAAAGGAGCCCGTCTTGAGTAGCAGATCGACGGTGAGGGTGTACAGGCTCATCAGGCGCTCCAATGAAAAAGGCCCGCCAATTGGCGGGCCTTGTGGGCTTATGCGGGGTTGCTTTGATACGGTTCTATCTTGCTTGGCGCTCGCGATGGTGTCTGTCAGCCTGAATCAGGCGCGCGACGACCAAGAGCAACAGGGCCAAGCCAATCAGCCCAAGGCCCAATGTGCCCGGCGAAAGAGAGAGGTAGCCGACTACAGCCAGCCCAAGCGCGATGACCGCAAGTATTACCGCCACAGCGGGCGTTCCAGTTGCAACCGAGCGGCCGACACCGGGCCCTTCATGTGGATCCTTCAGCAGTTTCACCATCTGTGCGTTCCATTGTCCTAGGTAGGCGGATTGTGTCACGCACCCCTTGGCTGGTCAGCCAGGGATCTCTTCAAACTCCAGGTAGCCATTGAAGTACTGCCTGCTGATGTTCTCCACCGTCGGCAACTGGGTGGCGTAACCATACAGCGCGGTTCGCGCGGCCAGCACCGGGTCGAGTGCTTTGCTCATCATGTCTCGGTACTGCGGCACCACGCAGCCGCGCCGACGGCCGGAGAGTGCGAACCCCACCGTCTCCCAGTCGGTGCCGGCCAAGCCTCCCTTGCGGGCCACCTCGGTCGACCGCCCACTCAGCGTGGCGGTCAGCCTTCGATATGTGGACCCCGGCACCGTGTTGACCTGGCTGCCCTTGGTTCGGCTGTGCACGCTGCTGTCGATGCGTGCCACCGCCCAGCCATCGGCGATACCCACGTCAACCGCGCTGAACACTGCGATCTCGCCCACGTCCACATTGGTCACGACGGTGGCGATGGTGACGGCCACGGCGCTGACCAGGTCCTTGCCCGTGGGGAACAGCCAGGCGCACACGCTGCCGTCGGGCAGCCGAATGGTCGTGGCGCTGGCGCCGGCGGCCGTCACCAGTACGCCCGGCGGCACGTTCAGCCCCAGGACCGCGATGATGCCCGGCACAATGGCCTCGGCCAGGGTGATGTTGATGGCCAGCGCTCCGGTACGCGCGATGCGTGCCCGACGCGCCGGCCGGCCATCGAACAGCGCGGCGCCCCCATCGTCGGTGAGCCAGGTGCCGCCGACCAGGGCGACCGACGCCGGTGGAATTCCATAACCAATCAGCACCGCATCACCCCCACACCGTCAGCACCACGTCCCCCGTGGCAGGGTTGCGCTCTACGCGCCGGACCAGCACCGGCTTGCCGTCGTGCAGGTCATACCGGTTGTACGTCAGCCGGCCCACCTGACCCGGCTGCGGCGCCAGGTCCTGGTCGCCGCGAACGCTGACGCGGTAGAAGAACCGCTGCGTGCGGTAGATCGACACGACGCGCTCTATTTCCGCCTGGGCATCCCCGGCATCCCAGAACAGAGAGATCACCGGATCGGCCGAATCGGCCCGCCGGTAGTGCGGGTGCAGCGGCGCACCGCCGTACACCTGAGCGCGGAACAGCCCGGACAGCTCGTCGCGGCGCGCCTGCGGCACGTCCACCACGTCGGTGACCATGTCCGATGCGGCCAGCGCCTGCGCATTGGGACGGTAGGCCATGCGGCGCGTCAGATTCGGGGCATCGTCGGGGACAGCCAGAAGATCCTCGGCCAGGTCGTCCCCGCTCAGGTTGAACGCGGGCGCGCCGTCGAACGTCTCGGGCGCGACGACGCGGGCGAATCGCAGGACCCCGTTCGGGTCCTGGTAGCACCCCACGCCATAGCTGGGCAGCATGGCGTTCATGGCGTCGCGCCCGGTCACCGCGTTACCGGCGTAGTAGCCGATGCCGGCATAGCCTGTGGCCGCGTCAATGGCCGAGCAATCGGCCGCCGACCATGCGGACTTGCCCAAGCGCCCCATCAGGTCCGCCATCGCCTGCCGCAGCTTGGCGGGCTGCTGGCCGGGCCCGACGCTCGACACATCGGCCACCACCGGCGTGACCGGCGGCGACTTCATCAGCAGCTGCTGGCCGTCCGGCGACACCGTGAACGTGCCGGGCTCCATCAGGTCGGCACGGTCCATGACGGCATCTGCGTAGATAGGGCCGTCGGCCACGAACATGGCCGTCGCATCCGAATTGGCGCCCATGGCCGGCACACTCGCCACTGCGCCGATCACCGCCGGCTGCGGCTTCCACGCCAGCGCGGGGATGTTGGGCAGGAACACGCCGCGGTTGATGGTGGCATCCAGGTCGTCGTGGGCGTCCCGGAAATGGAAGGTCTTGCTGCCGTCGTCGTTGATCTCGATCCGGTCCACCGTGAACCGGAACACGTCGGTTGCGTCGGCCAGCATGCCGCCCAGAGCGCCGGCGCGGATCTGCACCGGCAGCCCGGCGCCGCCGCTGAGCGCCAGGTCATCCATCAGCCCGTCGGCATCCAGCACGACGCACTCGGCCGCGCTGGTTTGGCTCACGGGGTCACCGCCCCAGGGCCAGAAGTTGATCTCGCTGATAAGGCTCAAGCCATCGGCGAGCAACCCCTCGTAGCGGGCATTTGCAGGGCTGTCCCCGGGCGCGGTGAGCCAGTCCAGGTCAGCCAAGCGGGTGGTGCCCGACGCGGCGCCAGGGAGCCGCCAGCCGGCTTCTGCGGCGGCGCTGCGTGCTGCCCACTGGCCGGCGTTCACCGCCATGCACAGCCCATCTGCCTTGGTCGCGGAGAGCGTCGCGGCGAAGTGCAGTGGACCAGCCAAGTTGACCTCGCGCTGGTGCACCTGCGTACCGTTGAGGTACAGCTGCAGCACGGTGGGGCTGCCGAAGGTCAGGCGCAGTCCCACCATGTCACCGTGCTTCGCCGGCGGCAGCCCGCTGGCGATCGCGCCGTTGCCCTGCAGCACCCGCCCGGTGGCCAGCTCCCAGCCGATGCCCGCAGCGCTGCCCCCGGGGTGTGCCTCCAGCGGCGCGGCCGGCGAGACGACGCCGACCATGGCGGCCAGTACGTCGTCACCCCAGACAGCGAACTCAACGCCGGCGGTGCCGGTGCTGAGCGCGAAGTCCGAGCGTGCCATGCGGCTAAGGTCGGCAGCCGCAGTGGTGGCCAGCGTCAGGCCGCCAAAACGTGCAGCCAGCAACGGGCCGATGGGTTGCGCCGCAAAGCGCCCGAAAGTGTCAGCCATGGGTCATCCCAAATTGTCGAACCAGTCTTGGGCCTCGTCCTCATCCGACCGGGGCACCAACACATCCATGAAGTCCTGCATGCCGCGCTTGGTGCCGGCCTGGCTGTGCGCGGCGGTGGTGAAGGCAGCGAAGGCAGCGGGCTTGATGTGGAGGCCGACCGGGTCGATGGGGTTCCGTTTGTGGAACTCCCACCATTCCAGATACTCGCGGCGCGACATGGTCGCTCGAACCTCGGACACCGTGCGGCGCAGGTGCCATGCCAGCACATGCCAGAACCACGCCTCGCCGCGCTGCCTTAGGCGTTTCCCGCCTCGGCCTGGGCATCAGCGGCTTCCACGCCGAAGCCGGAGTGCTTCATCGCCACCTGCTGCAGGTTGGCCGCGACCAGCGGCTTGAGTTGAGCGGCCTGCGCTACGGTCAGCACGGGCTTACCGTCTTCGTCGCAGATGGTGGCGGCGATCAGCTTCGCGCGGTCGTTCTCCTGGTACAGCTTGCGGAACTCCACATCGGGAAGTTCCCGCACGTGGAACTGCGCCTTGTCGCCGTTCGGGAGGGTGACGGTATCAGCGTGCACGTTCTTGGACGCGAACATGCCCAGGCTGGTGAAAGCCTGCAGCACAGTCTGCGGGGTGACGACGGTGTCAGTCGTGGTTTCGTTGGTCTTGCTCATGGGCCGTTTCCTGAAGTGGTGGCTGGGCGCGCAGGCCGCGCACGGCTAACACGCGGGTTGTCCCGCGCGCCCAACCAAAGAGAAGGCCCGCCAAGGCGGGCCGAAAGAGAGAGCGCCGTTGACGCGATCAGGGCGCCGGGCGGTGGGTAGTGACTGCGCCGGAACCGCGGATGGTGATGGTGGCCTTCCAGATATCGTTGTCGGCCACCTGCACCGCGAAATTCTGAACGAAACCCTTGAACTGCTTGGACACGACGTCGGTGGGCGGCGTGATCACGCCATCCACAGCCACGGGCTTCTCAACGCCTTCGGTTTCCGACTTCGGCGCGGTGACCAGGAAATCGACGACGGCGCCACTGGTATGCAGTGCCTCGATCTTCTCGTGGTCGGTGGCGTCGTAGTTGATTTCGATGGTGGTGCTGCCGGTTGCCTTGCGGCCGGCAACGAACTTGTCCCAGTCATCATCGAAGTCGGAAATGTCGATCTCCGACGCCTGGCCGTCAGGGAAGCCGACCGAACGCAGGCGGGTCACCTTGACGACCTCGGCCGCAGCGATCGCGATGAACAGCTGGGTATGCTTGGACTTGATAATGCTCATTGGGGTTTACCTCTCGGATGGGGCCCGGTCGCCGGGCACAAAAAACCGGCTTGCGCCGGCGGCTGGGTTGCAGTGGTGAGCGGCTACCGGATGGCCAGTAGCCGCACGTCGAAAGAAATGCCGAAGGCGCCTGTATCGTCATCGTCAGGCGTAGGGTTGTAGGACTCGATACTCCCGCGCCGCTCGATCTCGCCGCGGATGGCCACCGCCGCCGCGTTGGCCTCGGTGGCGCTGCCGCCCCACACCACAATGCGGACACGCCAGCCATCGGCCGGCGGCGGGTCGGAGAGCTGCGGAAGAGGTCCCCCGCCCACAACGTCCCAAGTTGCGTAAGGCAGCCTGGCGCCCTCGGGCGCGATCCTGGGCCAAAGCCGCACGGGTTCATTGCCAAGCTGCGCGCGCACCGGCGCACTGCCTTCCAGAATCGACTGGATCAGCGGCACCATCATTTCCACCCCCTTGCCTTCATCAGTTTGTCGATGCCAGCCCAAGTCTCGGCGATGATTACCTGCGCCGCCTGCGGTCCTTTTGCCTCGGCAGCCGGCGTCAAAAACGGTTTAGCAGCCATCTTCTTTGTGCCAAATTCGATGTGGCGCCAGTAGTACGCCCAGCCGCTTTGCTCGTAGAGTTTTCCGGCGCGACGCATGCGCCGGTTGCGCTTCGTGTTTGCGTACTTGATCCGCTTACCCGTGCGAACCGCCACCGTGTAGTACTCCCCGCCAGCTCCTACACCCGCACCTCGTCTGTTCTTTGCATTGGCTCTGCGCACGACGATCTGCTTGGCCAGGAATCCAGACGCGCGTGGTGCACGCTTTCGAGCATCGTCACGGATGATGTTGCCACCCTTTCGCATACCTACTTGGGCGGCTTTGCCTTGGACCGCTTTGGGCAGTTGTCGCAGCGAATCCAGCAGACCGTCCAGGCCGATAATTTCAATCGACTCAGCCATCGGAGATCCCCGCGATAGCCAGGATGGCAACCTCGCTGCGATCATTGCTTGGGGCGATAGACTTGATATCGAAAGCCTTGCCCCGGAACACAATTCTCCACGCGGGTTGGACTAGCCTCGGGCGAATATCGAAGCGCACCTGCTCGCGGTATCTATCCGCACCTGCGGCGATCATCTCCGTGGTCGCTGCCAGGTTGTTGGTTGCCTTGGCCCAAACAGATGCCACCAGCTCCCAGCGTGGCGGCGCGCTGCCGCCCAGTGGATCCCGCACGCTGACCTTACGTTCAAAGCGGATTCGACTGGTCAGATCACCGTCTTGGAGGCTCATGGCATCATCACCCGACGATATGGGCGCAGCAGCACCTTCGCGCCCTGGGGTAACTCAATGGCTTGCGCACCGACCACTACATCGGACCGGTTCGCGTACAGGTGCCCTAACGTCAGCAGCATGCCGGACAGGATGCTCGGGTTTACCACCAGCCCATGAAGGCACTTAGCAGCTTCGCCCATCGCCTCTTGGTAGACGACACCGGCAATGCGTAGGGCCGCTGATCGTTGTTCGGAGTCCTCGATCAGCCCAGCCGATGCAATTGCCTGGTCGCGAGCCGATGCGGCCACGCCGACGGCAGCGGGGTACGCAGCGCGCTCTGCAGCCAGTGCATCCTTGCTTGGATACACCCGCCGATTGAGATATGCCTGCGCTGCATCCTGGGCGCCATCTACTGCAGTTTGCAGCTGTTCGACCGGGTAGTCATCTTCCACCCGGACATGGGCCCGGGCTTGCTCGATCGAGATCAGGCTCATCTGTCAGTCCTTTCCGGCCCCACCGAGAGCCGCGGCTAGCTTGTCCACACCCCAGCGCTTGTCGAAGGCGATCCCGGCCGCTTCCAGCTGCTGGATCAGAGCGCCTTTGTCAGGCACCAGACCGGTGCTGACGGAGCCATCACCGGCGGGGGTCTTACCAGCCTCGGCCGCGACCGCCAACTGCTGGATGGACTCCTTCAGCGCCGCATCACGGACCGTCTCGTCCAGCGCATTCCATGCTTCGATGGACAGGCCAGAAGCTGCATGAGCGTGGCTCACAACGTCACCCAGTTTCCCAGCTACGTCGCCTGTCACCGGCACCGTGCTGGTCAACGTATTCGAACCTACCAAGCTGGCAGGAAGCTGCGCGGGATCCAGGGATAGCGCTCCCACGGACAGTGCACCGGCCACCAGCTCGGCGGGGCATTCCTCGCCGGCAGCGAACCGGACGGGATATATCTCCCCTTGCGGCACGCCACGGAAGGGTTTGGTGAACTTTGCCATTGAGATACCTCGATCACGGATTGGGGCCGGGCGGCGCGATACCGCCCGGCCGGTTGACGATCAAGCCGCGGCGGCGATCTTCAGGGCGCGCATCGGCTCGGGGTTGTGCACACCGCCACCCACGCGCTTGGTGGTGTAGAACTGCACGTAGGGCTTGTTGGTGAACGGATCACGCAGCACACGCACGCCCACGCGGTCGTAGACGGTGTAGGTCTGCTTGAAGTCACCGAACAGCACTGCGGTGGCGTTGGCGGCCACGTCCGGGATGGCGGCAACGTCCTGGAGCGGGAAGCCGCCCAGGGTGGCCGGCTGGCCAGCCACCAGCGACGGCTGCCACAGGTAGTTGCCCTGGCCATCCTTGAGCTTGCGCACGGTGCCCTGGGTCTTGCGGTTCATCGCAAACGTCGCATTCGCGGTGAAGGCCGACGGCAGGTCGTAGATCAGGTCGATCAAACCATCACTGGTGATCGCCGCCGCGGCGCCGCTGTTGACAGCCTTGATCGCACCGAACGGGTGTTTCGCGGCGTTGGCGCCACCCTCCACGTAGGTCAGGATGCCGAACGGCTTGTTCACCCCGTTGCCCGAGAAGAATGCGCTCCCTTCCTGCTTGGCGAACTCCTGCTCCACTTCGCCGGCCAGCCAGGTTTCCAGGTTGATCTCGGCGTCATCCAGCAGCTGTTGGGTTGCAGCCGGATTGGCATAGATTTCGCCCCAGCCAAAGCCCAGCGACTTGAACTGTGCCGTATTGGTCTGCGGGCGAGCGTCTTCCTCACCGACCCAGCCCGAGCCGGTGCCGCCGGTGTTGTACAGCTTGGTCAGGCCAGCACCCGAACACGGCTGCACGTTGCCCAACTGCCGCATATCCGAGACGATCACGAGCCGATCGGTGATCGAGCGATCCCATTCCACAGGTGCCAGGTAGCCGCCCTCGTCGGCAACACCCTTGTTGAGGGCGGCCTGCACCTCGCCCTTGCGGAAGTGAGCGCGGAAGGCGCTGGTGTATTCCGCATCGGCCACGCTGTCAGCACCGCCGCCACCGCCCATCTGGAACGCCGCCATCTGGGTATTAGCCTGGTCGACTGCAGACTGCAACCGGCTGATCTCGGCATTGATGTTGTCGACCTTGAGCGCCTGCAACGCGTCAGCGTTGCCCTTCTTGATCTCGTCCAGCTGCTTGTTGTGCTCGGCCTTGAAGTCGGCGAACGCCTTATTCAGGCCTTCCACCAACGCCTTCACATCCGGCTGGTTGCCGCCATCAGCGCGCACGGTAACGAGGCCGCGGGGGACGCGACCGTGGGTCATCTTGTTCATTATTCGGCCTCTTAGGCTTTGATGTTGTCGAGAAGGCCCTGAAGCAGGGCCGTGGTTTCACTGGTGCCAGCGCTCGGCTTGGCAGATTCGGCAGCGCTCGGCTTGCCGTTGAAGAGCGATTTGAGCGTGTCGCGACGCATCGAGCGGGAGTGGCCAGCCTTTGCCATGGCGGCCTCAACCATCGCCAGTGCCTTCCGGCCGCCGGCGGCCGGGGCGCCATCCTTGGTCGCTGCACCGCCATCAAGCAGACCGTCGGCGAAGCCGCCCTCGACCGCCTGAACGGCACCGATCCATGTTTCCTCGTCCATCATCCGCGCGGCTTCTGCCACGCTAACGCCCGCCCGAGCTGAGTAGACCTTTGCCATGGCGGCGTCGAATGGCTCCAGCAACTTGGCCGCATCGGCCATGTCATGCCGGTTGCCGACGGCGACCGCCCACGCGTTGTGGATCATCAGGAAAGCACCGTCACCCATCAGGATCTCATCGGCTGCCATGGCGATGACCGAGGCCGCAGATGCAGCCAGGCCCATCACCTGGACAGTGACGCTGCCTTTGTGTTCCCGCAACAGGTTGTAGATAGCAACCCCTTCGAAGAAGTCGCCGCCCGGGGAGTTTATGTTCACCACCACATCCCGGTCGCCGATAGCTCGCAGCGCTGCTCCAATACGCTTGGCTGTGACGCCAGTACCTTCCCAGTTCTCGCCGATGGGATCGTAGATTGAAATGCTGGCATCACCAGCGCTGGCCGCCCGAACTTCGGGCTCCCAACGCTCCAGCGCGTCAAGGCGCATGTCGAACTGGGCCGCCCCCAGGCGGCGCTCGGCGCGGATTTCAGGCAGCTGCCGGAGGCTCATTGCTCTTTCCCTTCTGTGTCATGGGGTTGATCAGATCGTTGGCGCCGGCCTGATCCGATTCCGGGTAGTCCAGCAGTTCGCGGATCTCGTTCTGGGTGTGCCATGGGCTCGTGCCACCAGAGCCAAGCGCTTTGGTAAAGAAGTCGGCTTGATCCTTCAGGGTGCCTCGCATCAGCGCGCGGACGTTGAACTTGGGCTGGTATCGCTCAAGGTCGCGCTCCGCGATCAGCGAGCGGGAGATGGCCTGTTCCCAGTTCGTGAAGTGCTCAAGCATCGTGTACTGCAGGAAGAAGATGCCGAGCTGCTCGATGCCGCTGCCCCAGCTGGTGTCGTCCAGGAACAGAAGCGGCCGCGGCACGCCGAACAGGCGGGCCACCTCTTCGACCTGGGCGTTACGATTCTCGACGTGCTGAGCCTCCTGCGCCGTGCTGCCAAACTTGTTGGCCTTGCCGCCCTCTTCCAACAGCATCCATTTTTGAGCGGCCGCGGCGCCTGCGTACTCGGTGTCGAGCGACACGCGCATACGTGAGTAGGCTTCATCACTGAGCGCAGCCGGCACTTCGATGGCGCCGCCTGCCATGTTGCCTGTCTCAAAGATGCGGCTCGCCGCCCGTTCCGCATCCAGCGCCAAGCGGATTGCCCTGTCGGCCAGCTTCATCCGGGACAAGCTTGTTATGCCGTCGACCGAAATGTCGCGCACGTGCAGCACTTCCTCTTGCTTGAGGATCACTTCACCGCGCTTCTTGCTGCTGTAGCGGTAGAGCATGCGCCAATCGTCGCCGAGCTCGGCACGGACCGAGGTGGACTCCAGCGGAATCAGGTGGATCGGCCGACCTGCCGACCACACGACGCGTGCATAAGCATCACCGTGCCGCTGCCGGGCCAGTTCCATTTGCCGCTTGAACTCAATGGGGGTCTGCCACGGATTCGGCTTGAGCCTGAGCAGCCTGTGTGCCGGGTGCTCACTGGCGACTCGCTTGCCCGGCCCAGCTTCGATCACATTCAGCGGCAACATGCCGATGGTCCCGCAGATCAGTGATACGCAGCGCAGCACCGCCATGTTGCGTAGCTGGTAACCGCCACCGCCGTGGCCACCGGCGGAACGCATGAAATCGAGCAGAGCCGGGTCATCCATTCCCCGGAACTGGCCGGCATCTGCACGTTCGTTCGCCTGCGGTGCCGACGCCCGGGCTGCTGGGTTCCAGAAGCGATCCAGCGACTGAATGGCGTCTTCGTTGAACCTGGACATTGCGCTCCCTATAAAAATCTGATGCCACGCCGCTCATACACGGACGCAGGTTTGACGGCTGAATGGGCCGAGCCGAATGCCATCACCAAAGCCACTGCGGCATCGATCTTGTTGACCGAGCGAGCCTTCGACAGCCAGCGGTTTTCCCACTTGTCGCTCTCGATGACAGCCGACATGATTGCTGACACCAGAACGGGGTTTCCTCGGATACGGATCCGGCCCTCAAGTAGCGCCTCTTCAAATAGGCGGACCGACCCAGGCATCCACAATCCCTCAGGCGCTGGCTTCTTTGCCGCCGCCGCAGCCTTCACGGCCTCTTCGGGTGGCTTACCCTTCTTCAGCCCCCCCTGTGGGTGCTCAACGAACGCGATCGACAGCCCCAGGTCGTTAACTTCTTCTTCAAATTTGCGGAACGCATACCTGTCGTACGCGACCTGCGCAATGGCGTAGTCGCGGTCGTACTCGGCCAACGTCTGCGCCACGTGGCGGAAACTAATCGTCTGGCCCTTGGGGCCGTGCAGATGACCATTCCTGATCCAGGTGCTGTAGGGCAGCTTGTCCCGAAGCTCACGCGCCTTGACCGTGTCCCCTGGCGTCCACGCTTCCACCCACGCATCAAACGTCGGTTTGCTTACCACCTGTTTTTTTCCCTCGACCTCCACCGTCACATCGGTGGTGCCCGTCTCGACCACAGCGCCCAGCGCCGTAATGTCGCGGTTCTGCGAGAGGTCTAGCCCGAGGTGAATCTTTTTCCCAAGGTGGTCCGCAGGGTCGAATTCCTGCAGGGCGGGTTCGACAGTGTCGCGGCTCATCCACGCTTGGTCCGCATCGGTCCACATGCAGAAGTTGAGACGCAGAATTTCGTTCAGCTTGCTCGGTATCTGCTTGGCCTGGCTAACACGGCCGGCGAGATACTCCTCGGTGATCGTGATCCCCAACATGGGGTTCGCCTTCACCCAGCAGGTGGGATCCTCCAGTGGATCGTCGCCCTCATCAAGGCCACAGACGAAAGAGAATGTCTTGTCGTCGATTACCTCACCAACGAATGCCGGGTCGTTGACGGCCTCGTGGCTTCCGGCCGCGACCTTTACCGCATGCTCGTGCTCCGCCCAAGCAACGCTGTTTCGGTCGCTGCCGGAGTTGGTGATCATGAAGAGCAACGGCGAGCGGCGGAACTTAAATCCGTTCTCCATCATCTCGATGATTCGGCCATCAGCCATTTCGTGCACTTCGTCGGCAAGCACGAAGTGGGGCCGATAGCCTGAGCCAGTCTTGCCGACGTCACGAGACGCCGGTCGGAAGTAGCTCTGTGACTTGTGGTGCGCGATGTTGTATTCCTTCCCCTCGCCACCAGAGAATGCCAAGCGCTTCTTGAGCGCAGGTGAAGCCTTGACCATCTTCACCGCGTCGCGGAACAAGATCCCTGCCTGGTCCTTGTGCGATGCCACCGCGTACACCTGGGCACCCGCTTCCTGGTCCGCGCAAAGCCCGATCAGCGCAATGCCGCCCGCCATCGGCGACTTGCCGTTGCCTTTCCCTTCCTCGATGTATGCACGGCGAAACCTGCGCTCGCCATCGGCTTGCTTCCATCCGAATAGGCTGCCGATCTTGAAAGCCTGGCTGGGATGCAGGATGAACGGCCGGCCTTCGAACTGGCCCTCGCTGAGACGCAAAACCTCTTCGAAGAAGGCAATTTTCTTGTCGGCGGCCTCGCGGTCAAAGTAGAGCCCGCGCTCGCCAGCCACTTCCAGGTCGTTTAGGTGCCGGCGGCATGCGTTCCGCACGTGGGGTCCGGCGGGTATTTCGCCCGATACCACAGCCAACGGATACTCGCTGGTCCGACAGTTAGAAATGCTTGTCGTCTGGGTCTTCGTCGTCGCCTTGACCATGGTTCACTTTCGTCTCATCGACCGGCGTTGCGCCCAATTTGGAAAGCAGTGAGCCGAGCGCCTGCATTGCGGATACCCCCATTTCCGGGTCCGTCTCCATCCGCGCGCCCAAGATGCAGACCTGGCGCAGCAACAGGCGGTGGCCCGCATGCAGCCAGGGCATGTTCTCGACCTGCTCCTTCCACACGGCCACCTGGAACTTGGTCATCCCCTTGTATGGGGGACCGATTGCCTTGGGGCCCTTCGGGGTCTTCCGATTCTTGTGTCGCTTGGGGTTCTTCGCCGCGGCGCCGGAGACTGCCGCCTTCGCCGCCGGCGTTCGCGGATTTGCCATCAATCCCCACCCTCAGGGGGTCGTCTTTCCAACTGTGGATGCGCCAAGAAAGTGGGGGGCACGTATCGCCGGCCGATCGGCCGAAACTTTTCACCCCCCCTCCCCCGTTTCATTCAGGTTTCTGTGGATAACTTCGGCGACTGGATGATTCCGCTAGGCGTTCGGGCCGTCACAGGCCACCCATCCACGTCGCAAGCCATCACCCTTCTGCCCGGACTCGTGTTCCCGAAGCCGCCGTCTTCGCGCGCGGTCTTCCTGCTATGGCAGGCCACACACATTGTCCTCAGGTTGCTCGGGTCGTTGTTGTTGGGATCGCCATCGGCGTGGTCCACGTGCGCCTGACCCTTACCTCCGCAGAGCACTCCGCAGCCGTGTTCCTGGCACCGGTAGAGATCACGCACCAGGATGCTCTCGCGCAGCTGGCGCCACGCCCGACTATTGGTAGGCATGGCGCGCTTGGTTTGCCGGTTACCTGCCAGCCCAGCCATCAGTATTCATGCCCGTCCATATCAGCTCGCGTCTCCTTCGGCGCTGAGTGAGGCTCGTCTATGGGTGCGCCGAGCTCTTCACCAAGCAGCAGGGCCACGGCCTGCACCAGCAACCCGATGTGCTCATGCTGACTCTTGATTACCGCCACAAGCTCAACAACTGCAGCTCGCGTTTCGATGTTCGAAGCCAGCAGCGACTCAGTCGTGGTCAGCAGGTTCTGGATACGTTCGTCCATCTCGATTCCTTGGCGACTTGGTCGCCACTCGCCGTGACGCTTCGGCCGGGGGAAACCCCGGCCGAAGGCTTCGATCAGTTGGTCAGGATGATCAGCTGGAACTTGGCGTTCACGCCCCAGCTTCCGCCCGAGCTCTGGGCACCGAAGCCCAGGCTGAAGCTGCTGCCACCGCCGAAGCTGGAACCACCCGAGAAGTTGATGCCCATCCCGCCGCCAAACTGCTGGGAGACGCTGCCGCTCCAGCCGCCACCGAAGTCCAGGGAGGCACCGACGCTGGACGGCGAGATGTCGAAGGTAGCGTCCTTGAACTTGACGCGACCCGAGCCGGACAGGTTGCCGTTGCTGTCGAAGGTGCCGGTCAGCGAAGCCTGGTCGTTACCGACGACGTAGCCCACTGTGCCGGTGACGTGCTCGTTCTTGTACGAGAGGTTGAGGAACGAGTCGTTGCCGCTCACCTTCACGTTGGCCGAGCCCGACTTCACCTGGCCGGACAGGCCAGCGCCATCGATGTTGCCCGAGAAGTTGACGCCGACGGGGCGGCCGTTCTCGTTGATGACGCTGCCGCGAACGTCCCAATCGGAGTTGTCCATCGGTTCGTCGATGGTGGGATGGCCGCTGCGGGCCAGCTGGTTCTTCACTTCGTTTTCGGTCTTGCTCATTGTTGGTGTTGCTCCTTACTTGTGGTGCCGGTACGGCGTTGGTCCGCGATCCGGCCATCGGGCCAAACCACGGAAAAGAAGAAGGGCCGCTCGTGGCGGCCCTTCGATATCTGGATGTTCACTGCGGGCACGCTGTTGGTGTCCGGTGCGGTGTCCACTGGCTGATACGGTTCGCTCCGCTCCCTCAGAACTCCTCGACGGCCCAGCCGCCACCATCCCTCTTGGGCTTCACACGGACGGCGAAAAAGCGGAACGGATACTGGTCCGCCGCGATCTTGATCTTGGCCCTGGCGTCGTCCATCCAGACCCCCTTGACCTCGTGCATCTCCAACACGCCATCAGCGGCCAGCACAGCGAAGTCAGGGGTGTAGAACGTGTTGTCGGCTAGACGCAGCTTTATGCCTTCGAACCGGAACCACAGCACGCTGCCGGCGTGCTGGAGCCCCCGCAGCTCAACCGCATATGCCTGCTCGGTCTTGTTCATCTGGCCGCGCTTGAGCCGACCCAACGCCAGCAGCGCCTTCCCGCTGCCGCCGGGCGGCATCAGCGATGCCGGACGGGTGCGCGGGCGCCCTTCCGCTTGGCTACGGCCAGGACCGGCTTGGGCGCCGACAGGCGCTGCTCAAGAGCGATCACCCGGGAATCCAGCCCTTGGGTAACCTTGCCCGCCGCGCGGTCCACCTGGTCGATTCGCTCATGGAGGGAAGGCAGCACGTGGCCAGTGGTGGTTGCGATGCTGCTCTCCGCATGCACCACGCGCGCCTCAAGTTCGCGGAGGCGGACGGACAGTGGGGGCCACAGGGTCACGCCCAGCAGTTTGATGGTACGGGCCATGATGATCTCCAGTTTCAGGGGCGCTTGGCGCCGTTGATGGCCGTTTCGACGGCCTGATATCGGTCTACGGCTTCGTCGCGCTCGGACTGGGCAAGCTCGCAGGCTCGTACAATTCCCGCCGCACTGACCCGGCGTAATCGGTTTTCTTCTGTAGCTGCTGCGGCAGCGGCGGCACCGTCGGCCAAGCGGCTGGTTTCGCAACTGGCCCAGTGGCTGCGCAGCCGCCCAAGCTCACCATCGCGGCCAGCAGCAGCGGCCGCGATGCGCGTTTGATAGTCCGCATCGATCTGTTCCTGTCGGTCATCGGCGGCATCGGCCGCCCGCTGTACTTCGTTCACCTGGTCACGGTCGACCGACCGGGCTACCTTTTCGCCACTCAGAGCTTCTTGGGTCGCAGCATTCGCCGCTATCGTCCTGGCAAGTTCCGCCCGATCACCCCGCCACGACCAGCCCGCTGCAAACGACAAGGTGCAGCACGCCAGCCAGGCGATCAGCAGGAAAACAGTGAGGTAGGCCCGGCTCATTGGCCCAGCTCGGCAATGCACTTGGCGTGCCGCTCCCGCTGCCGATCCCACACGCCCCAACACACCTTGTTCGGCTGGCCATTGACCAACGTCGAACAGTCATAGCCGCCTGCCCGCTTCCACTGGAGCAGGGCATCGCACGCTGCGCGGTAGTTGCCCACCAGCAGCTGGCGGCGCATGGACGACCCCTGCCAGTTGGCGGTGCCGTATTGGTAGGTGAAGTCCAGATACAGGTCGTATTCGCCCTGCGTCAGGGACACACCAGGCAGGGAAGCCCGAAAGCGCTTCTCTTCGCCGGCGATGTGAGCCTGGGCAGTGTGAAGCGCCCGTGCCGGTGTCGTGCGGTCGCCGAGACGTACCGGCGTGCCGTCCGCATGGAAGGTCGAACCGAACCCGACGGTCGGCCGATCATTCCTCGTCGGAATGACTGCCGTGTCGGTGTAGCCCTCGCGGGAGACGATGGTGATGAGGCCGGCGGCGCTCAGCACAATCCCCGCGACAACCGTTCGGACTGGAAAGCCCGACGGCCGGCTCATACCTTCGCCGCCTTCGACTGCCGCCACTCGCGGACCCAGCGCCAGGCCAGGTAGGTGATCTGTCCGACCAGGTACACGACGGTCAGGATGACGACCAGGCGGTCGAGGTTTACGCCACCCGCTACCGCCCCGGCGACCGCAATCGGCGGCGTGACCTTGGCCGCAGCACCTGCCGCGGTACTGATGATTTCGTCCCGCATGGTTGCCCCGTGGCTTGTCCGGTTCGGCATGCGCCCCTCCCGGTGTTGGTCAATAGGTGCCCGCCTCGCTGCCGGCTTGGCGCGAGAGTTAATCCGGTCTGGATGGCGGGCAAAGAAAAAGCCCCGGCGTTAGCCAGGGCTCGGAATCTTGTGACTGTTTGTTGTCGCTCTCAGACGCCGTTGCAGTTGTCCACATGCACAGCAAGCAACTTTCGTTGCTGTTCTGCTTCTTTCAAGGTGTCGAAACCAAACCTGCTGGCTTCAACACCATGCCAGAACACGTCGAAAGCACCGCGCCCATTAGCTAAGGCGTCGACCTTGCCTATACTGAAGACGAAGCGAGGGTTGTAGAACTTACCGTTGTACTCGAACACGCAAAGCTCCTTTTGATGGCCCGGGCGTTCGAGCGTACCACTGTCAGAAAGCCCCGGCTGGCCGGGGCTTGCGTCTGGATGGTGGTTAGATTGCCCGCACTTTTGATGACCTAGCAAGTCATCACTACGCAGCGCGCGTCAGTGCCCTTCCGAACTCCGCCGCTGCACCTTCCTCCAACGCCCGCATGCGGCCGAGCATCCACACATAGACGGGCTGCCAAAAGCGGCTGTATGCCGAGCAATCGGCCCCAATGGCAGCGGCACGCTTGCGCCCACTCAACGGTTCGAACCCACTTCCTGCGCAGTCATCGCACCTCATCACGCCAGGACCGTCCTGCGCTGGTTGAGTGCGTGCCCCGTCGCACTTTTTGCAGGGGCAGGCCATCGCCATCTCACCTATCACCGCGCCGGCCAGCACGCCCAACTGCTCCATGGTGTTGTTCGGCCAGGTGCCAGCGCGCGCCACCTCCAGCGCCAGTTCGGCCCGACGCACCTCTTTACGCTGTACGTCCGTAACGGCGCCCCCCCCCCACCCCATGCTCGCCTTGGCGATGCCGAACTCGGTCCTGGCCGTGCTGAGCGCGAATTGCTGGCGGTTGAACTCGGGCGCGACAAGCCCGATCACGCCTTGCCGCAGGTAGTCTCGGCGGCGTGCAGCACTCTCCGGCCACCACAGCGCCTCCAGCAGCTCCCGGCCCAAGCCGTCCTGGACGTAAGCGAGTGCCGCTGCAATGTCCTGCGTGGTCAGGTCGGGGGTGCCACCCCGGCCCGTGTCGAATTTAACGGTTGTCGGCCCCATCCGGCTGGACAGCAGCTCACGTACGTTCCCCATGCCCCTACCCCTTATGCTTTCGTCGATTGATTTCTCGGCGCAGCGCGCGTGCCCGCCGCAGTGCCTGCTCTGCCTCGCGGCGGCTGGCCGGGGCTGTCCACGCCCTCGTCCATCGCATCGCGGCTATGTCTTGCTGGATGCTGCTCAGCAGCGCCAGCGCCTTGTCGTCGTAGCGGGTCAGGTCCATCCGTCCAGCTTGCAGCCATCGCGTCGCACCGATCGCGACCGTTTCCCTACGCAGCCCGGTCCCAACATGTGGGCAGACGCTCCACCTTCCCGCCCCTAGCTTCGAACTGCTCCAAGGTCTCCACGGGAGGCATAGCCTTCACCTTGGATGGCACCGGTGTGTTCGCCGCCTGCACCTCCACCCGGGCACCGCGCGAACGCTTTGGGGCTGCGGGTGCGCGCTGGCGCGGCGGCCGCGGCGGCCTGACCCGCGGCGCATCCCTCGCGCGCTGGCGCTGCTTACGCTCAGCATCGGTGAGCGCAACCCGCGGCATGCACTGGCCGGTCAGTAGGTAAACGGGCCCGATCTTCGTCTGTGTACGGGCCAGGAACA